AATAGAAAAGCTTAAACAACATAAGCTTAATCAAATAATGTTAAATGAAGAAGATATATTTCAAAGATACATGGATATAGCTTTTAGTGATATAGGAGATTACTTATCTTTTAAAAAGGTTCGGAAAAATAAATGGACCAAGAATAAAGATGGTGAAGATATTCCAGTTATTAATCCAGATACAGGAGAGCAAGATTACTATGAATACAATGTTGTAGAACTAAATAATAGTAAAGAATTAGATACTAGCATATTGCAAGAAGTATCAGAAGGAAAAGACGGAGTTAAAATTAAGCTTCAAGATAAAATGAAAGCTCTTCAATGGTTAGCGGATCACATGGGAATAGCGACAGAGGAACAAAAAGCTAGAATAGAAAAGTTAAAGATAGATATAGAAAATATAAAAGGTAATAATACAAGTGATGAACAAGTGGTGATTGTAGATGACATATAAGCTATCAGAAATAATCATTCCCAAGTTTCACAGTTTTCATAAAGCATATAAAGAAGATTACCTTCACTATGTTTTAAAGGGTGGAAGAAACTCCGCTAAATCATCTACTTATTCCGAGGAATTAATATTGGATTTAATGAAGTATAAAATAAATGCTCTAGTTGTTAGACGAGTTGCAAATACTATTAGAACTTCTGTATATGAGCAATTATTATGGGCAATAGATACTTTGAATGTAGGACATCTTTGGAAGGAAAATAAAAGCCTTTTGGAACTAGAATATCTTCCATGGAAAAATAAAATACTTTTTAGAGGTGCTGATGATCCGCAAAAGATTAAATCTATCAAAACAAGCAAGTATCCTATAGCAAGGTTGTGGTTTGAAGAGGTTGCGGAGTTTAAAAAGAAGAAGAAGTACAGACTATAGTTGATTCTATAGTAAGGGCAGAGCTTTCAGGTGAATTAAATTATAAAATAGTCTATTCTTATAATCCACCTAAAAGAAAGCAACACTGGTTAAATAAAAAATATGAAATACAGTTTATACCTGATAATACTTATGTTCATCATTCTTCTTATTTAGATAATCCTTATGTTTCAAAGGCTTTCATAAAGGAAGCTGAGAATATGAAAAAGAAAAATCTTTTTAAATATAAATGGAATTATTTAGGTGAGCCTATAGGTAGTGGAGTTGTACCTTTTGATAACTTAGAATTTAGAACTATTACTGATGAAGAAATTAAAGGTTTTGATAATATTAGACAAGGTCTTGACTGGGGATATGGAGTTGACCCAGTAGCATTTGTAAGGTGGCACTATGATAAGACTAGAAGAAAATTATATGCTTTAGATGAAGTGTATGGGGTTAAAATGTCAAATAGAATATTAGCAGATAAGATAAAAGCTAGAAAGTACAATGGATTTTTAACAATAGCAGATAGTGCTGAACCTAAATCAGTTGCAGAACTAAAGTCTTATGGCATTAGAATTAAAAGTGCTAAAAAGGGTGCTGGAAGTGTGGAATATGGAGAGAAGTGGCTTGATGATTTAGAAGCTATAGTAATAGATCCAAAGAGAACTCCAAACATAGCAAAGGAATTTGAAAATATAGATTATGATGTTGATAAAGATGGCAATCCATTAACTAGATTAGTAGATAAAGATAACCACACTATAGATGCAACGAGATACTCATGTGAAGATGATATGAGCAACAGTGGGGTACAAGTATTCAAATAAGGGGGTGAAACTATGCTTTTTGATTTTAGACCTAAAGTTCCAGCGCTTACTCAGGAAGAGTTTATAAAAGAATTCATAGATGAGTTTAATAAGTCAGATAAAAGAAAAAATATGATAATAGGTGAAGCTTACTATGAAAATAAGAATGACATAAATACAAGGAAAAGATACTGCTATGTAAATAAGCAAAAGATGATAGATCATACAAAAGTAAATAATAAATTAAGTCATTCATTTATGAAGTTGCTAGTGGATGAAAAGATAGGGTACTTGTTAGGAAACTCTCCTGGTTATACCTCACTAAATGATAGTTTTGAAGATAAACTCAATGAGGTGTTGGACAGTGACTTTGATGATATATTAAATGAAGCTGGTGTTGAAGCAAGTAATAAAGGCATTGCATGGTTGCAGGTATATATTGATGATGAACAGGAATTAAAATTTAAAGTAATTCCGAGTGAACAGATAGTACCTTTATGGTATGATACGGCTCATACAGAGTTGCAAGCAGTTATTAGATATTATTATGTTACAGTCTATGAAGGTAAAAATAAAAAAGATGTGCTTAAAGTAGAGTACTGGGATGATAAAACTGTTATGTATTATACCGATTATAATGGCAAACTAATTCCAGATGTAGAGGCAAATGAAACTACAGAACCAATAGGACATTATTTAAAAGATAGTGAGCACTTTGGTTGGGGAAAGGTTCCTTTTATAGCTATTAAAAATAATAGTAAGGAACTTAATGATTTAACTTTTATAAAGAGCCTTATAGATGACTATGATATAAACTCAAGTGATACAAGTAATAATCTTGCAGAGATACAATCTCTAATTTATGTACTAAAAAATTATGCTGGACAAGACATTGGAGAGTTCATGCAAGACTTAAGATACTACAAGGCTATAAAAGTTGAAGGAGATGGAGGAGTTGATTCGCTACACGCTGACCTAAATGTTGAAGCTGTAGAAAAGCACCTGGATAGATTAAAAAAAGATATATATCAGTTTGGCCAGGGTGTGAATATGGATACTGACCGTTTTGGAGCTAATCCTAGTGGTGTAGCTCTTAAATTTTTATATAGCGGTTTAGATCTTAAGTGTAATAACTTTGAAAGAAAACTTAAGAAAGCTTATAAGGAAATATTTTGGTTTGTATCAGAATATTTAAAACTTATGCGAAAAGGCAACTTTAATTATAAAGATGCTAAAGTACAGTTTAATAGAAATATGATTACTAATGAAACAGAAGTAATTCAAAATTGTCAAGGAAGTGTAGGTATAATAAGCACAAAAACAGTAAGAGAGCATCATCCATGGGTGAGTGATGTGGCAGAAGAAGAACAGAGACTTGGACAGGAATATGATAACTTAGATTATGATATACCTGTTCACCAAAATGGTGATGTAGATGAATAATATTGGTTATTGGAAGAAAAGAGAAGAAGCAAAAATCAGTAAGCAGTTTAAAAAGGCAGATTTATTAGAAAAAGAACTAAAGAAACAGTATGAAATAGCTATAGAAGAAATAAATAAAAAAATAATTTACTTTTATGAAAAGTATGCTAAAGATAATGATATGACCTATAAAGAAGCAACAATGTTCCTAAATGGTCAAGAATACTCCAGGTGGAGAAAAACACTTGAAGGATATATAAATGACATAGAGTATTCTGAGGATGAATTATTGCAGTTAGAACTTAACACTCTAGCAATGAAAAGTCGAGTGAGAAGAATAGAGAAATTAAAAACTGATGTTAGTATTGAACTTCATAAATTATATAAAAAGCAAAATGAGACAGTTACAAATGGGCTAACAGATATAATAAAAGGAACTTATTATGAAACAATATATCAAGTGCAAGTTTTTGAAGGGATAGGTCATGCTTTTGCAAAGCTTAATAAAAATAATATAGAAGATATTCTCTCTTATCCATGGAGTGGAGCAAATTTCTCTGATAGGATATGGAAACAAAAAGAAAAGCTTACAGATACAATAAAGCAGGAATTAACACAGAAGTTTATCCAGGGTAAAGATGTAAGAAGTACTGCTAAAGCTATAGCTGATAAAATGAATGTAAGTTATAAAAATGCTTGTACTTTAGTTCAAACAGAAAGTGCATATATTGCAAGCGAAAGTACTGCAAGAGGATATAGAGCTACAGGAATAGATCAGTATCAAATATTGGCCACGCTAGACAGTAGAACATCATCTATATGCAGAGAACAGGATGGAAAAATCTATGCCCTACAAGATAGGACTATAGGAGTTAATTATCCACCTTTTCATGTAAGATGTAGGACAACTACAGTACCTTACTTTGAAGATGAAGAGGATACTGGAAAGAGAGCTGCAAAGAAACCAGGAGGAAATACTTATTATGTACCATCAACTGTTACGTATAAAGAATGGTACAGTGAACATGTTGCTTAAAGCGAGGTGAGATAATTGTATGCTATAAAAAAATATAAAAAACTGGTGAATGGCTATTTGGAACTGATTATAGAGAATATCCACCAGAACAAAGAACATCTAAAGAACAAGCTCTAACTTATATGGAAGAAGAATTTGCAGAACATGATTTAAAAGTAAGAAGATGTGATGAAAATTATGAGGTAGTGCAAGTAAATCTTATAGAGGAGTGAGAATGATGGAAAAAGCAAGTGAGGAAATAATTGATCTAAGAAATAGAGTTTTAGAGGCACAACAGAGAAATAAAGTACTTATGCAAGAAAATGAAACATTGAAAAAAGAATACTCCATGTGTTCAAATGATTTAGAGGCAATTAGCAAAGAAAATGCTAGTCTTAAATCACAGGTACAAAAATTAAAGTATACAATAAAAAACATAGCAGAATTATTATAAGAAGAAAGGAATGATATAAATGGATTTAACTATTAATAATTTAGAAAAATGTTTTTATGAAGCAAGTCAAAAAGATAAAAAATATGTAGGTGTAAAAATTCAAATGGCAGGATTTAAAAAGCCAGAGATAATAATTAATGAAAATGCCAATTTTGATAAAAAATTTGACTATTATAAGAAAGCATATAATGAAAATCTAACTCTTAAAACTTTTGATGGAATAAAAATTGTTGGATTTACTTATGGAAATAGCTTTGAAGAAATAGAAAAAGATTTATTAGGGTAGAAAGGAGAACTTATAATTAATGCCAAAGTTAAGTGAAATACTAGGAGAATCATATTCACAAGTACCAGAAGACATTAGAACCAAGTACAAAGATATTGATTTAGTTGATAGCTCTGGTTATGTAGAAAAAAATAAATTTGATGGTATAAATAATCAGCTATCAGATTTACAAACTCAAATAAAAGAGAGAGACAAACAATTAAAAGATTTATCTTCTAAAGTTGGAGATAACGAAGAATTAAAGACTCAAATAGAGGAACTACAAAATAAAAATAAAACTGCTAAAGTTGAATATGAATCTAAAATATCAAAAATGCAATTTGATTATGCACTAGAAAAAGCTCTAGGTAAAGCTGGAGCAAAGAATAGTAAAGCAGTTGAAGCTTTATTAGATAGGAAAAAAATAAAATTAGATGGTGAAACTCTTATAGGATTAGATGAACAGCTTACAGGCTTAAAGACATCTGATCCTTATTTATTTGGTGAAGATAAAATATCAAGTCCTAAACCAGGTGATGGGAAAAGTGGTCCAGGAGAAAATGATTTAGCAATTAAAATAGACTGAAGAAGAAA